AGATTTGGTCTAGCAACCACTCTTTCTGAACTTGCTCTTCAATGACTAGATTCTTGACGAGTTCAGTCGCATTCTGAAACTCGCCATCCGCAATCTTTTCATCCTTATCTAACTCAATGAGTAATGACTCACGAGTCGGCACAGTGTTGTACTCGTTGACAAAATCTACGATCTTATCAAGTAGCAGTCGCTCTGTGCTTTCACTGAAGTATTCTGATTTTAGAAATGGAATAACTTTGCGTGTGTAATCCTCATCATTGATCAGATGCTTCAGTATCGTCGTTTCTATTCTCGTGGTAATCAATGGATGCCTCAATCAATTCAACTAAAATGTCACCAATCATAGTCTTGAACTCTTCGTAGTCTTCGCCCGTCAAGTTCTCGACATCAATGTCAATTGGTTCCAATACATCATATTCAAAAGACAGTGATGCAACTTCTTGATCATCACTTTCGTGGAAGTCAATCTTTCCATACTTATAAACAAGACCTTCGTACTTGCCTTCGGACAGCATCACCGCCCATTGCTCATCAGCATCCTTGTGCTCAATCAGTGTGTACTTCATTCTGTTCCTCTGCGATTTCATTGCCGTACATATACTCATTCTTTGCGGCATCATCTAACTGCTTCAGTACATCGTCAGTGAAATACTTTGTGGGTTCTTTCATAATTTGTTTACCAAAGACCTTTGCCCCATCTGGCATCTCGTATCGTGTGGATACCTTCTTGAAGATTCCATACTTCTCTGCCAAGTCAAGTAAACCGTAGTATCGGTCAAGACCCTTGGTGTGAGAGACAAGCACTTGAACTTCCTTGTTCTCTTGAGTAAATCGTGACTTGTGCATCCTTGCCTTGACGATATTTCCGATAACTTCTGTACCATCCTTTTCTTTCTTCTTTGACAAGTAGACGACTGTAGACGACACATACTTTAGACCCGAACCACCCGACATTTCTTTGGTTGGAATATACGAACCCACAACATCATACACATGGTTGGTCACCAGAAGTGGCACATTGACTTTTGCTAACTTGAGACCTAGCACACGGAATGTTGCTTTCAGCACTTGTGCCTTGGTCATGTCTCGTGTCTCGCTTCCTGCCGATGTGTCTTCAATCTCTTTGGTGGTAGACAACTGACCCAAGGAATCCAAGACCATCATCATTGGGGGTGGGTCACTATGCTGTGAATAGTTTTCCACAACTTGAAGTGCGTGGTGACGGAACTTCTGAATTGTTTCTGGTTCTGCGATGATGACACGATTGACATCAATGCCTCGTTGTTCCATCATTGACTTTGTGACTGCTGCTTCGGTGTCGTAATAGAACACTGCCGCTTCGGGGTTGTCATCCAAAAACTGTTTGACGATACCCATCACAAAGAATGTCTTACCTGTTGCTGACTCACCTGCGAATGTAGTGATCTTGTTGTTGGGGACTCCCCCAAAGATACTGCCACTGAGTGCGGCATTGAGGATGTATGAACCAGTATCGACTGTACCCGAAAACTCCGATGAGTTTGACCCATCTGCAGCAATGTGTGTATCGGGATCACCAATCTGCTTTACCATATCACGAAAGAAACTACTCATAAAATCTCCATTAAATTTTAGACATTATACCAATAAGTAATTGTTTTGTCAATCACTTTTTATTTTGACTGTGCCAGTATTACCACTAGAATCTTTATATGTCTGTACTGACCATTTTTGGGGACGTTTAATTTTTACATCACTTTCAAAGTTGTCGTCAGCATTGGTAGCACTAAACCACTCCTCTGCTTCAACGTCATAATCTGGGTTTGGTTTTGGTTTGGGTGTAATTGGGGATTTAATTGGTTTTATATCAAGTTCAACAACCTTGCGTTTTTCAAACTCATCACGGAGTGTCATATTTGCCGCAATCACCAATAGAATTGCCAGTGGGTCAAAAACAAAGATAATCACAATAATAACCCAACGAACCGCACGTTCTAAGTCAGCATCTGTAAACAACAAATCTGCAACATATCGGATCGGTCCAACCTCAACTTCAAATGCTTTGACTTGTAATTGAAGTTTTGATTGCTCTTCTTGTAACCTTGCAATTTCCTCACCCGATGTAGACACCGCAAGGTTCAGTGCATCACGTTCTGGTTTTTGCTCTTGCCTTGCTTGTAATCCTTTGGTGACTGCACCCAACTCTGTGTATCTTGCCAAAGCACCATCAAGCAAATCCAACGCACCTTGATTTCGTATAATGTCTTTTTGTTCTCTGTCTATCTGAATTTGAATCAATTCAATTTGGTTTTCAACAACGTTCAGGTCACCTGTCTGTTCAATGTGTGCTTTTGATAAAAATCCAAAGATACCCATACTTGTAATGAACATCAAAACAAACACCGCAATAGTCAGATACGACTTGAGTAAAAACGGAGTTCTACTCCAGTTTTGATACAACCAAGATGCGGTCAATACCTTACCAACCTCAAGCACCCCACCCATAATTGCAATTGCAACTGCTGATGCCGAAAAGATTGCCATCAATCCGATAATCGAATACCAAGCAGCGACTGCCGAAATTGCTAAAGCAACAAACAATGTTAGGTATCCAAAAATCATTCTCGTGTGATCTCCAACACACGATCAATCTGTGCCTGAACCTTTTCTGCTCTTCCTGGCCAATAGATGTATTCTTTATCTGCCGTCTTCAAAAGGTTGACGAGAAGTGGCATGATAATCTTTTCAAGGTCTGTAATCTTTTCCTCAAGATCACCGACCCTCCTATCTTTCTCTGCCTCAATTTCCTGAATCTTTTGTTTTGCTTCAACGGAAATACTCTGTTCAACTTTTTTGATTTGACCTTGATATTCTTCTTCACTGACTCCAGTGAAACCAAAGTCATAATCAAGGTACTCTGATGGAATGTCCTTCACGAGAAGAAATCCTCCAATGATGCTGATTTTTCTACCTTCCAATCAATGGTGTCGAGTATGACCTTCATTGGTTCAAGGAATGCCTTCGTAAACTGTGTATCGTAATCTATGTATTCCTGAACAGAAAACTCTGGTGGTAATACATTAGGGACTGAAATCACATTCTGCTTCATAGGATTTGGCATACGCAAATAACAGAACTTGATTTTCTCACCCTCGTTTATCAACTCATACTTCTGCGTCAGTTTTCTCTCCGTAATCTGATGATTGAAAACCAAAGAACCTCGCACATGAATTGGTGTGTTTTTTCTAAAAAGTGTCGCACTATCTCTATATTTATGGATCATACTAACCCCTCTTGGGAATGCTACTTCCTCAAACGGAGACGATGAGAACTTGCGACGAAACTCTGCGACAAACTCTTGGAGTTCGGACTCACTACCTTCCATCACAATCTTCAAAGCATCACCAATCGCAGAACGACATATGCCCGGTGTAGATGACTTGACTGCTTCAATACCCATCATCTTCAACTTGGGTTCTTTGTATTTTACACCCTCGTTGTCCCACACGTTCAGAATGTATCTCTTCTTCGCAGTCCAAATGCCACGCTCTGCGATTGCTTCTCGCTTCATTGACATCTTCTGCGAGTAGGCATTCATACCTACAGCAAGTTCTTGATAACACTTATCAATAAAAGGTTCAATCTTCTGTCGAGCAACCCTATCAAGAAAGTCCACGCATTTCCTCTTATAGTCACTCTCCGATACAAACTTTCCTTTTTCAAGAACCTTAGATACCAACCCATCAAAAACAATGTATAACGAATCTGTATCTGACGCAACCACATAGTCCTTACCCTTTGTCTCAAGTATCTTGTTAAGATACTCATTCATCTTGCGCTCAATCCAACGAATTGACAACTGCCCACCCATCGTAATCGCAGTTGCTTGTCGGATATCAAAGAAACGGAAGTATTCGTTTCCTAATGCACCGTAGGCAGAGTTCAACTGTACTTTCTTTGCTAACTGTAAGTTTTTGTACTTACTAATCTCATTGACTAACTTGCGTTTACGTTGTGTGTCAGTTTCTTCTTGAAGAGTAGATTCTGCCTCAAGCATTGCCTTCTTTGCAATCACTCGTTCGTCATACATTTTCTGCATCATTTCAGGTAGGAAACCTTGAATGTCTCGACGGAAGCACTGACCATTCGCAGTCATCACCTTATTAACATCAATCTTTGGGAACTTACCATTCACCATCTCATCAATGTGTAACGAATATGGAATGTCGTCAATCAATGTTTCGGGTGAGATATTATACTGCATAATCAAGTGAGGATACAGAGAGTTCAAGTCAAACGACATAATCCAATCGTGCTTACCCACTTGCGGGTCTTTCACATACGCACCCACATACTGTGTGTCTTTGCCAGTAAATCGTTTAGGTGAAACCACAATACCTTTTTTCCACAAATGATTGTGAATGAGCACATCCCACATCCGAACTTGAGTGTAGACATCACTATAGTTTACCTTGGCATCATATGCAAGTGCTAGTGCCATGTCAATGAGTTTCATCTTCTCATCAAGTTTGACAACCAACTCAACATCCTTGATGTTGTACTCAATGAACTTTTGATGGTTCTCAAGATACAATGTCTGTAGTGTGCCGTATTCAGAGTAGTCAATCTTCTTCTCACCCAACTCAACAAAACCAATGTGGTCTAGTCGATAGGATTCTTGCTGTGAGTATGTGAACTTACGATACAAGTCGAGATAGTCTAAAGTCGAGACACCGACAATGTTGTACGACTGTTGCATTCGACCTTGGATTTCTCGTTCGTTCTTATCGAGCAAACCCCACGGAGAAAGTTGTCGTGCCTTCTTGAAACCAAGTTTGTTGCTGATGCGATTGACCAAATACGGAACATCAAAGAAAGTACAGTTCCAACCAGTAAGAATATCTGGGTCTAGTCGAGTCCACAAGTCACCAAACTTTAATAATAAATCAATCTCGTCTTTACAGACAATCTCAACTACATCATCCCGATGTACAACATACTCACCATAGTGCAACACATAATACTTACCATCAACAGTAATTGTGATTGCCGTAATAGGTTGTTCAGCATCTTCGGGTTTTGGAAATCCTTTGTCACTACCAACCTCGATATCAAGATAGGCAGTAACAATCTGTGACCGTTCGTAGTCAACACCATCTATCCAAGTTTCGTTAATATAAGCATACTCAAACTTTTCAAGACCGTAGATTTCAAATCCACCAACATCTTTGTATTGCTTGATGAAGTCCCGTGCTTCACGGATTGAACCCTGCTCGACAGGTGCGAGTGACCGACCCTCAATAGATTTCCATTCACCTTCGTGTGAGGGAACGAAAAGTTTTGGGTTGTATTGAACCCTGTGCGAGAATCGCTCACCATTTTTGCGACCTCGCACGAGGATATGATCTCCAATCAAATGTACATTTGTATAAAACATGATGTAGATTATACTTTAGTTAGTGTTCAATGTCAAGCATTGATTCCAGTTGAGTATTCAGTTTTGCCATTAACACGAGTCGCAGTTAGAATTGACTTACGATTAGTTCCATCAGTTTTGTATGATACATGAACCCAACCACTATCAGGCACACCAGAAGTGTAAAACTCCAGAATGAGCTGATCAAATTCAAGATTGTCTCTAATCCATTCAGCAAGTTCCGCATTAGGAGTCCCTGGCACTTCGATGTCTGCCGCTTCACCTTTGCAATGCTGAGATCGAGATGATCCTCCCACAGCAGTATTAAGGTCAGGAGAGCGATACCCGGAGTTAATAACAGTAGGACCAAAATGGTCACGAACTGGTTGAACCACCTTTTCAAAAAGTGCAACTGCTGCATCCATATGTTCTCCTTTTGGAGCATTATCAATACCTTTGCGTTCCGCAGTTTGTGATTTAGTAAATTCTACCAGTGAGAAATTCTTAGACAGTTTCATTTTTTCTCCTATAAAAAGGGGTGGAAAACCACCCCTATTTAGAACGATTACTGCTTTTTCACAAAGTTGTAAAGTTCCTCTGCCTTTTCCATAATTTCTTTTGGTTGATACATCTTTGGAGTGTATTTCTGAATCACTTTCTCAAGTTCTTCACCCGCAAAATGTTCTTGTGCTTGATTTACCATAGTCCAAAAGACTTGTTGCTGTTGATCGTAGGCACGATCAGCAAGTTCTTTTGCCATAGCAAGTACATCGAAACGCAGTTCATATGGATTTTTATTAGACATAATAGTCTCCTTGTGTGTTTATGTGTGTGTGATAAAAATCACAGTGTTTCTTGGAGAAACTCCAAGTCTTTTTGACCAATACCGATTTCAATCATTTTTGGTTTCTTCTCATCTGGCAGTACAACTTCCAATTCAATTGAAAGCATACCATCCGACAAATCTGCACCGACTACATCAACATGTTCTGCGAGTCGAAAAATCTTCTCAAATGATTTTGTGCTGATACCTTTATGTAAGTATTTGGCATCTGTGTTGTTTTCTTTTGATGCCTTGACGATAAGGTCACGGTCTTCCCAGATGATTTCAATATCACCCTTAGAGAAACCCGCAACCGCAAGTTCAATCGCATACCGATTGTTGCCTTGCTTGATAATATTATATGGGGGGTAGTTTGAATCCTCTCTCCGCAGTTCTAACTCATCCATCAACGAGTCAAATCCAACAAAATGGCGAGGGAATATAGAATGTAATCTTGTCATGTTTATCTCCTTTTCAGCAAGATTGTTGTGCGACCCATTTGGCATCGCACCATTATTTATACAACTATTTTCTACGTCCAATATTATACTTTGGTTCTAGTGTCCATTCATTTTTATCTTTGTGTGCAATCACCTTGATTTGAGACAATGGTGCTTGCGGAACAATATATGAGTCCTTGATCATTACATCAACAAGTCCCCACTCTGCAAGTAATTTAACTATTGTATTTCGTCTTGCTTTGTCTTCATCGGAAAAGTTTGTCGGTTTACCATCGAGTGCAAACAGTTCTTTAAAGTGCACAATGTAATATCTACCTTGCTTATGCAAAATATGACACGACTGAAACAGCACATTATCTTTCTTTGCGGCAATACCAATTCTAGTCAAGGTTTCTTTTACCTTGAGAAAATCATCCGATTCCTTCAATTGGACTTCAACAAGTTCATCAATGTTGACAGTCATTTCACTTTCCACCTTTTTCTAATTTTTCTCTCATGACCGAAAGCATATCATCTGTCAAAATTCTACCGTACTCTCTTGCTTTCTGAAGAGAACATTGATGGTATTCCATGATGATTTCTAGGTCATTATCTGTGTTATTTTTCACCCACTTCGCAAATCTTTTGCGAGGTCTAACACTATTTAGAAAATACTCATATTGTAGTTTTTTGTCAGCATCTTGACGCATATTCATCTCATTTGCCAACAGTACGGTGTCAATGAAGTAAGACAGAGACCGATTGGTCAGAAAGGGTTCGTATGCCCGTTCTGCCAACTCGTCATTTTCTGTATCCCGCATCATATTTTCTTTTGTCTGATTGATGCTCTTCACATAGTCGAATGCATCACTCATTTGAAATCACACTCCACCATGATTTCGGTCAGACAGGCAACCAAGTTGATTTCTTGGTCCACCACAAATGCTGACTTGTATTGGTAGTCGGCAATGATTGTGACCAGTTGTGGAATCGATTGTGGTTGAAGAAAGTCAGATGCGCTGTCGTAAATCTTACGAAAGATTGTACTCACATCGTTGTGGATATTTGTTGCTACCCACTTTCGCATATTGGTAAACTCTTTATCTCGCAGTGACTTTACCAAGTCGCTGATTGAAACATCACCCACAGAAGAGAGGATACCAACATCAATTTGACCACCAGTTCCATAACGCTGAAGTTCATTCAGAATCCTCCGATTATCAGGGAAGTATTTCTTGATGACTTCTGCCAAGACTTGATTATCAAACTTGACACTCTCCATCTTGAGAATTTCTTTACATCGCTTGTAAAATTCTGCCGCCATCTCTGTAATTTCCGACTTCGGTATTGTAAAATCTACAACCGAACAACGAGAGTGTAGAGGTGCGATGATTCGGTTCTTGAAGTTACAAGTCAGAATGAACCCACAGTTCTTTGAGAACTCTTCCATAAAGTTACGGAGTGCAGGTTGGGTTGACTGTGGGTTGAGATAATCTGCCTCATCCAAAATGACATACTTGCGACCACCTGACAAACTGACAGTAGAAGCAAAGTTCTTTATTTCAGTTCGCAGAGTATCAATGTTTCCATTCATCGAACCATTGATGGTGATGTAAGTACAACCCATCTCATTCAGCATTGCCTTGGCAATCGTTGTCTTACCGACACCCGCACCACCACTCAACAGTAGATTGGGAATGTTGTCTTGGTTGACAAACTCTTGGAATGTTCTTTTTAGTTCATTCGGTAGAATCGTCTCAGCAACAGAGTTGGGGCGATATTTCTCCACCCATAGAAAATCTTCACGCATTTCATAATCCTATCAATCAGTTGTCGTAAGTAGAACCCACTTCGTTTGCCACCCAATACTGAACAGTATCGTCGTCATTAGTGAAGTGTGTAATACCTTTCTCACTGACTGAAACCAAATAATCAGTTAGGATAAGTTTTAGATTTTCTACTTTGTAAATGAAACGGAACGTCTTGTTTGTTTCGCCAACTTCATACGAGTATGCATTTGAAGTATCGTTCTTGGTGTTCGTCGCACCAACACGGATTGAACTACCGTCACCTTGGATGATCACTTCTGGCAGACCCAATACATTTGCTGCTTGAAGTACAGACTTCAATGTCTTTGCTGACAACTTGAATTGAACCTCAACACTTGGAAGATTCAAATCCTTTTCGGGGGCAGTCGTAATCATTGACGGATCAGCATAAAAGTACCGAATCGAACCAGAACCATTCTTAGCAGTCAAACTGCTTTCTCCAAAATCAAAGTTAGGATCATCAAGAAGAGACACTGACCCCAAAAACTGGTTCAAGTCATAAATCGCAAACTGTCGAGGGAATGATTCATCGACTGTTGCCTTCGCAATCAAAGTCTTTCCCTCTGTGACAGTTCGCAACACACTACCCTCATTGAAGAGTAGTGAGTTATTGATACCTGAGAAATTCTTCAGAATCTCATTAGTGCGTTGTGATAATTTCATAATCTAATACTTCCTTCACTTTTTACTTTTCAATGATGCGGGATCAGCAGTTGCCGATGCTCCGACAGATGCGATTGCTTGTAGCGAACCGCCAAATACATAAGAACCAACATGACTCAACTCCATCCACGGGCACATCCAAACAGCAATACCTGCCTTTCTTGCCCACTGACAGAACATATAATCTTCTGACAAATAACGTTTTGTATCTTCGTCAATCACGGTATCAAAGTATGCCATGATTTCACGAGAACCATCAAAGTGCTTAGTACGAATATGGTCTGGTTTATAACTATACTCTGGATAAGCATTAGCAAATTTCTCAAATGCTGAACGTTGCACCATCATAAATCCAGTGCCACCTTCCATCACCTCAACAGGTTCATCAAGACGCATTTCAACTTGACCCGCCACAGGGTTGAACACATAGTCACCAACCAATTGATCTAACTTGTTTGGGTCATCGTCTGCCCATCCTTTATCCACTGCCATCTTGATTTTTTCCCAAGCAATGGTTTTCTTTGGATAGGGACCGCACATGATTTCTTTCTTTTCACCATCAGGTGCATCTGGGTCCATCAATGCCATGAGTGCCATCACATCATTTGGGTCAAACCCAATATCAGAGTCAATAAACATCAGGTGCGTAAAATCTGATCGCATGAACTCATCAACTAGATAATTTCTTGCTCTTGTAATGAGTGATTCGTTGAACAGATAAAAGAAACGAACTGACACACCATACTGTGTTGCCATCATTGCTAGATCAGCAGTGGACTTTGTATACATACCTGCACACTGACCACCGTACATTGGAGTTGCAATGAATAGTTTACGCTTTCGCAATTCATCCAATTCAACTGTGACTTCAATTGCCATTATATATCCTCATTGTATGACATAAAAAAGTGGGGGCATTGCACCCCCATGCGGTTTATTTATACTCATTAGAAGGGAACATCACCAACTTTTTCTTCTGTTGATTCTTCAACTTCATCTACACCCTCGTCAATCTTGGTGTAGAGTTCACGGAATGCCGACTTGGTTTCTTCATCGAAACGATTGATACACATGTCGATTGACTTCATGCGATCATCAAAGATTGCAAATGCCTTTGAGATGTGAACCAAACGACGAGTCGAAATCAGTTCATCAATCGCACCATCGTAGTAAGTCTTACGGATGATGTCTGCCCAATCGACCAACTTCTCAGAGAACTCAATGTCAGTGACACCCAAGTCAGCAAAGACACCTTTGAGAATCCTCTTCTCAATCGTAACCGATGGATATTCTTGCTCGACTGTGATTGGGAAACGCTCAAGGAATGCTTCGTTCATTACGTTAGTTCCGATGAAACGTCCATCGTCAGAACCCTTACCCTTGGTGTTCGCAGTGGCAATGATTTGGAATCCTTGCTTTGGTTTGACCAACTCACCTGTCTTCTTGACAAAGTAAGGTTTACCCTCAAGCACTGACTGAAGACACATAATCTTCGCAGGGTTTGCAAGGTCAATCTCGTCAAGCAGAAGAACCGCACCCCGTTCCATTGCCTTGATCACAGGACCTTTGGCATACTTGGTCTCACCATTGATCAGACGGAAACCACCCATCAAATCATCTTCGTCAGTTTCAGCAGTGAGGTTCACACGGATCATCTCACGCTTTGCTTCTGCACAAGACTGTTCAACCATGAACGTCTTACCATTACCTGACAAACCAGTAATGTAGCAAGGATAGAACAAACCAGACTTGATAATCTTTGCAATGTCTGCATACTGTCCGAACTTGACGTAGAGTGCGTCACGCTCTGGAATCAGAGATGTGCTATCAAACTCTGTCTGTGCGTTTGGATTGAACGGAATCACTTCTGCTGTCTGTGCCATTGCAACTGTTGCACTTGGTTGAGGTTGTGGTTCAAGACCCAGAACCTCTGGAAGTTTGAACATGCCGTGACCGACACGATACTCTTTTTGCTTCAACCAGTTTGGTTTCTGCATACCGATTTCATCAGCAAGGGTATCAATCATACCACGACTCATAACAGCACCAACACCGTAACGGGCAGATGCCTCTTTCACAAATTTCAATTGGGATGGACGCATGGTCACTCCTTTCATAATGTATTTCTCTCAACTCAGACTAGATTGTCTCATGGATTGGGGGTCTGAGTCAACCCCCTCGCCATTGTATTTTTCAATCTAAGCAACCTTCTCAATAAAGGAACTCAATATCTTACGAGATGTCTCACGACCTTTGTTTGCCTTGAGGAATGCTGACTTGATAGCACCCTTCTTTGCACCCGACTCCACTTTCTCCATTGAAGAGTTCGCAGTGTGAAGTTCGTTGCCACCCGCAATGATGTAGTTCTCAGTGAACCCTTTATTGCGAATGATCAATGCTTTCTCTTTGGTGAACTGCTTACAAGCAGTCTCAATCTCGTGGTAGCGATCATATGATTCCTGACCACGAATGCCGTGACGAGACTTGTAAACACCGTGGAAGTTTCGCTTGTTCTTGTTGATAATGTGGAATCCGATGACTTCTGCCTGAGTGCGGTCACGCAGAATGTTCAAAAGTGTTTCGGTCTGATTCCACCCACCCGCTTGACCTTTATATTCTTTGCGAGTCTTAGGATCAACATAGACAATCTGATACCTGTAATCGCTTAGTCCAGTAATTTTGCCATTTTCATCAAGATATTCACCAACAGGATGACTATCACCATCTGTGATGAACACTGTGTTGACGACTTGAAGATTGTTTGCCTTCTTGAAGTCTGGAACCAAGTCCAATGCCAACACGATTGCATGGTTCATCGGAGTGCCACCCAACATAAACTGTGTACCGTATGGGGCAGGTGGTGTCTCTGCTTTGTACCCACGATAGTTTACGAATGACTTGGCAACTAGAAGTAACAACTTGCAAGCAGTGTCCATCTCCCGTTTGTTCATATCAGAAGACAAAAACTCTAGAAGAGTGATTCTTCGATCAAGATAGAGGTCATGCGGTTTGTAACCAAGTTCTTCAAATTTCACATCACACGCTAATCGATCAGAGAATGCGTACACATGGAATGGAATGTTCACTTTCTGACAGAACAATGCGAGGTTGATTGCCTGTTCCATCATTCCGTAAATGTGCTCACAGATAGAACCCGACCAATCGAGGAACATCACCAAACCGTGATTCTTACCACCAGTAACATTTGCAACACGAGCAAACACATCGTCACTGAACTTGTAAGAGTGAAGTTTGTTGACATCAAGCACACCTGACTTTGCAGTAGAAGTTCGCTTGTATTCATCAGCACGTTTTTTCATCTCAAACTCTTTGGCAAGATATTGAACTGCCTTGGTGTTGTCTCGCTTGAATGTTGCCAACAACTTGTCACCCAAGTCGGAGTTTGCCATATCACCACGGATAGTGGTTGGTTGTTTTGAGTAGTAGAACTCAGATAACTCGCTAAACACTTGCTTATAAGGAACGATGAACTTGCCATATGGAAGTTTTGGAAGATTGACATATTTCCAATCTTTTGCTTCCTCATCAACCAATGCTTCTTCATTCTTGCGGAATGCTTCATCGGTCTTTGAACTGAGAGCATCCAAACCGAACCCACCCTCTTGACCATTTGTGGTCTTTTCTGCAGGTTTCTCTACTTGCTCTTCTTCTTCATTCCCAACCTCAGATTCTCCTGAGTCCTCTGCCTCTGCCTTATCGTCTTCAGATTCTTTCTCCTCAGAATCTTGCGTCTCGCCACTTTCAGAACTCTCATCTTCTTGTTCTCCTTGGTCTTGTGGCATCTCCATCTGCTCACCGTCATCCTCTTCACCACTCTGTGGTTCGTTGAATGATGATTGGTCAGTCTGAGACTCTTGCTCTTCTTGCTTCTCTTTCATGAACTCATAAATGCGAGTCGCAAGATCAACAACATCATCAAAGGTTACCAAGTCATCACACGCATCAACAAAGACTTGCTCTTCAGCATCGAACTTGATGGTGCTGAGTGCACCCAACTTTGTGTGAATATTGATACGGTCAATAAGATTTAGAGTGTCGAGATCAACGTCTTTGATTCCAAAGAAATCACGGTCGATCAGTTCACGATAACCCTTGTAAAAGTCACGCTTGATACCAGGGAACTTTGCCTTGATCATGCGTTCAATACGAGCATCTTCGATGACATTCAAGAATCCTTTGAACGTAGCACCCTTCTCGCACACAGCACCGTGCCACCCCTGTTCTGGGGTGTGCAGTGCGTGAGATACTTCGTGAGCGATTAGAAGGTTGTAGAGTTCGTTGGTCATATCCTTCCAGATAGGAAGGTTGACGATACGATTCTTGAGATCAAAGTATGCGGTAGGAATCTTTTTGTGCTCAACCCTGACATTCTCAGTGGCAAGCAATTTGGTCAGAATCTCTTTACTCATACTTTCTCCTCATTACGATAGTAAGTATAAGCGATTATGGGGGTAGAGTCAATCCGTTTGTTTATAATATTTATTTCTTAGAAATCAAATGCTTATAACATTTTGTTCAACAAATTCTACCCAATATATTCATGTGCATAGCATAATCTTCCAGAGTGTTTCAACAGGTACTCTTTACTGTACTTCTTGCTCTTGCGGGGATTCGGTAACGCATTCTCACGCACCATGTAATCTCCCCGTGCTTCTTTGTTATGTGCAGTCGGTCTCCACTTTGCGGATTGCTCTCGATACTCACCCATCCTTGGATGTGCTGTCTTACTAAAGAACCGTTTATTAGTTTGGATGTGGATTTCACCTAACGCATCAGAGATTCTAACACCGATGCCCATTCCTTGAAAATCTGGCAACATAACAGTCCTATGCTCTCGCCATGCGTTTCGCATCGCATTAGGTTGTGC